ATGCTTTAAGATACTTTTGGCTTCATCCAAGGCTTGGCTACTCCCCCAAGTTCCTTTTTCTTTTTTCTCTATTTCTTGTTGGAGCTCACAGGCCGTAATTATTGTACGCATTCCGTTCCGTAATCGGACTAGATGTTTAGCTGTTTTCATCATTAAATCGGGGATACTTTTATCTAATTCTTCATTCAACAATCCGTAATTCTGGAACTTCTTTTCTAGGTCTATTTGCATTTCAAGCCCATCCCCGCTTAATTTAATCTTCTCATCTGGTGTAGAATTCAGTATATCTTCAGCCTCCCTTTCAATAGCCGCTTCTATCTTTAAAAACTTGTTCCTAAACGCAGAACCTGAAAGAGCTTGAACAAAATACTTCTCCTTGTAGCGCATGGGGAGGTTAACACAATACCATTTTAAAGTATTAAAAATCCTCCTAGCTGGGACTTTATCGATGGTATGTATTTGTTTTATAGATTTAGCCCAGGAAGCAATACGGCTGGAGTTATCTATCTTTTTAAATCTCTTAATAGTTTTTACTAACTGGCGAGCATATTTAATCCATCTAAGTTCAATAGGCTTATCAGAAGAGGGGGTCTTAACCGAAGGTGAAGACTTATTACTATTCTTCTTTTTACTATTTATAGAAGAACTACTGGTTTCCGGGAATTGCAATTCCTGGTTTCCGGGAATTAGCCTACCCTCCTGCAATTGTAGTTCCTGATTTCCAGAAGTTACATTTTCACCCATCCAAACAGAATATTTTTCCCATATTTTACTATCCTGTTGAAAGAAGTCTTCATACTCATCCGCCAGTATTTCATACATAGTTCTAGGTGGGGTGCCTTCTCTAGTAATTCTTAGAAATGGGAGGTTCTTTAGCTTTTTCTTTATCTCAGATAATTTATGTTTCGAGACTAATAATTTTTTCATAAGGGCTTCATCTGTTCTGTAGAATTTATCTTTATAATCTCCCCAATAAACCAGTTCAGAAAGGACAGCACCTCCCTCATGGCTTCCCATAATTTGGATGTAAATACGTATGTTTTCTATACGATTTATTAAAGCATGATTTAGCTTTAAATTAGATAGACGACCTCTGCCCATAACAACCCCCAAATAAAAACCCGCAGCTTCCTAATTTCTCTGGGCAGAGGATATGGTGGGAAGACCGCGGGTTATAATATTCTTGTTCCTCTGCCCAGAGGACTATTTATGAGTATTATCAGTGAGGTAGAGGAGTCAAATAAAAAATTAAATTAAAAGTGCATTAGTTATCTTGTCAGCATATTTCTGGGATAAATCGCCTGGGTCTTTCTTTAAGCCCTCTATAATCTCGGTTTCACCCGCATAATAAGAAAGCCATTTAGCTAATTCCTCAGCCCTCTTTTGAGCTTGAGGGTCTGGATCAAATATTATAAATCTTCTTTTAAACTTCCTAATTTGATTAGCCTGTTCTATCTTCCAGTCAATCCCTAGTGTAGCTACGGCTCCTGGGCCCAGACGCCATACATCCGTTACACCCTCTACGACAATAACCGAATCAGTATGAACTTTATTAATCCCGTAAAGAATAGATTTTGGGTCCACGGGTAAATGCTCATCATCGGTCATTTTATATTTAGGTTTCCTACTCTTGCTAATAGTCCTTCCCTGGTAAGCTATTATGTTTTCATCTATATCGTGGAAGGGGATTATGATTCGCCAAGACCATGGACCACTTAAATGAGAGGTAGCTTCTAAGTCCCATTCATCTATAAGATTGTCTGGATTGAATTTCCTTCTTCTTAAATAATTTCTATGGGCGTTTTGTAATTCTCCCATCTGAGGAGGTTTTACTATTTTCTTTCTTCTAACTTTTCTTTGGATAGATTGTAATTTGTTTTTAGTCTCATTCTCTTTTAGAATTTCCATTATGTTTCTACGGCTTCGATTAGGGAGAAGAGCCGTTAGAACATTCCATCTGCTTTTAGTTCCGCAGCGCCAGCAATTAAAATTTCCTCGTTCTAAATTAAAACCTAGATGCCAACCGCTAACACCGCTAGCACAGAAGGGACAATGTATTTGTATCCATCCTGCATGGCAGTGATGATGGCCTTCTCCAATATAAGCTATATGATACTGGCGGCAGATACTTTCGAAATCAATCAATGTATTCCTCCATAAAGCTGATGAGGACAGCTTTCATAGAAGTTTTATTTTTAGCACATAGAGATTTAAAATCAGCCTTTAAATCAGAAGGCATGTCCTGGACTATAAGCTGAGATGTTTCTTCTCCATTATTTGAAGGAGCGCGTTTAGCTTTTTTACGCCGTGTTTTTGTTTTCATTAGCTCCTCCTTCGCAGGCTTTTAGACAGGCTTTACATTTCTTAACATTATACATATCTTCTTTCCATGTCAGTTCTTCTTGAAACAAATTACAAAACTCGCTATCTCCTGTAAAATACGGACGCTTGAAAAATTTACAATCACGACAAGATTCATCTTTCCCATTCTCTGGAACCTGGGCCTCAATCTGAATTATTATGGTTTGTGTACTCACGCTGCCTCCCTTCTAAGTTTGTCGTATAACTTATTCATAATTATTATTTCGGCCTTCTTTGGCAATAAGGTTTTGCCATCTACAACCTTAGCCAATACTTTTCTTTTGTTTTCTATCATATTAAAAATATCCATATCTACAGTTTTGTATCCGACCATAAAATAAGAGTTCATCTTATCTGATGTCTGTCCTATTCTCAGAACCCTATCTTCAGCTTGGTCATGTTCTCCAGGGTTCCATCCCATTTCTAAAAACAAAACAGTAGAGGAAGCAAATAAATTTAATCCTTCTCCGCAGGCGTTTAAATTTCCTATTAATAAACGACACTTAGGATTATTTTGAAAATGCTCCTCCGCCTTATCCCTCTTTTTTAAACTTGTAGAACCGTCTATTACAGCGCATCCCTTAAAGGCTTTTTTAAGTTGGGCTATAATAGATTTATGAATAGCAAAGACGAGAAGTTTCTGGTCTGTGCCCTCTAGCCAATCTTTAATCCATTCTATTCCTCCTTTTACTTTCCCCTCAGCTACTAGTCTTTTTAAAGCTCCTAGCTTTACAAGCTTCTCGGCTCGCATAGCCCTCTTAGCAGAAGCCCTCCCTTTAGTTTTTCTAAGCCATCTAACAAAATCATTCCTAGCTGCTACATATTCTTTTCTATTAGAAATTTTAATAGGTATAATGTCCCTTTGTTTTTTCGGTAGCCATTTAAGGACATCCTCTTTCATACGTCTTATCATTAAATGGCTAATGCGCTCATGCAGTTCATCTAAATTTGTAGCTCCAGGCCAAATCCATTTACCCATTTGTAATCTTGGTGAACAGTATCTCTGAGTGTATTCCCAGAAGTTCCCAAACTCTTTGGGGTCTAGCATATTAAGCACAGGAAAGAATTCAACTGGCCTACTTTTAATTGGCGTCCCAGACATAGGTAGAAAGTATTTACAGAACCTAGCTAATTTTTTACATTGCTTAGTTCTATCGGCTCCCTTAGTTTTTATATAATGACACTCATCTACAATAAGCATCTTAGGTTTCATCTTCAAAATAACAGGGAGCCAGGCTTTTAAAATTTCGTAATTGACAATAATTACTCTACGCCTCTTCATAGGTGTTATCGTTCTACCTTCCAGGATAGTGGAAGACATCCCGTAATGTTTATGAAGTTCCTTTCTCCAATTTTGTTTTAGAGAAGCTGGACAGACAATTATTAGAGGGCGTATATTGGGATGTATAGCAGCCCATCCAGATGATTGCATACTTTTACCGAGTCCCATGTCATCGGCTATTAGAGCGCGTCCTCGGCACTTCTCGATAAACCTTATCCCATCTAATTGAAAGCGATAAGGTTTTGTTTTACATACTTTTTTTAATTTAGCTTTTACAGACAAGATTGAACCTCAAGGAGAACGTCATTATATTTCCACTTAGAAACATCCTTCTCATTGATAGCATAATCCTTTATCATTTGCTTAGCTACTTTTGTATCACCTTCCCGAATAGCTTTAATCCAGAAACGGCTTTTCCTTTCGTCCTGTATTATTTCTGCAGGGGCTGAGATAAGGGCTTTAATAATAAAACCCGCCTCCTCCGAAACCTCTAGCATTATTTTTTCTACCCAGCTATGTCCTCGGTCTGAGTCTATAGCCTCCACGCCGTTTTCATTAACATCTGAAAAGCAAACGCTTCTTTCTTTCGCACAAGCAATAACATAATCTTTTAACTTCCAATAGATACGTTGATACATCCACGTTGAGCCTGCTCCTTTTTTCTTTCTGTAAACACTTTTCCATTTCCCTAATAAGATAACATTAGTTAATGCATACTCAGCCTCATCTTTAAAGTCTTCATAAGACATTTTGTACTTCCTAGAGAAGTCCGAAGCTATCTTACATGCTAGCTTATGATACTTGTCGTACACTTCCTGGTCCCAATTTTCGTTGTGCTTTTTAGGCATAATTTTCTCCCTTGTAAAAATTATTAATTTAAGTAGTTAAAAATCAAAACAAATAAGGCAGCAAATATTACAAACCAAAAGGAAAAACACATAAAAAATAATACTACGTTTATCCATTTAAACCTTTTTGGTTTCTTTTTTGCTGGATATTTTCCAAGCATAAAAGTAAAGTCCTCTTCCTCAGATAACTTTTTCACTTAGCATCCGCCAGATTGTTTAGGTCTACAATGTCTACACAGGTAAAGGTTTCTTGGTTTTAATTTCGTAGTCACATTTCCAGATGCATGATGAATAACAGTGCTATCCGTCCAGCTAGTAATATGCATTTCGGCTAGTTGAAAATAATCACAGCACTGGCTACACTTCATTAAACCGTCCTTCATCCTAGAACGGATGTCCTGTTCTGTTTGTTCCGCTAGACTTGTAGACATTTCTTGGGCTTTCTCTTTATCAAGATTATTATCCATAGTATTTCCCCTTTTAAAAATCATTATACCTTCAACTCCTTTTAGGAACTAATTGATTAGTCCAATGTTGTAGTAAATCCGACCAATTTGTTTCTTTAGAATCAATAGCCCGTAAAGCTACATTAAGATACCATTTTTTATCAGTATTTTTTTCCTTCTCTATTATTTCTAATAGATTGTTATATTTCATACGCATTTGAGAAGCTAGAAAACATCCAAATGCAAACCAGTCTCCACGGAAAAGAACATCCTGGTCCTTTTCATTCTTATTCGAAGGTATCTGAATGACCTCAACATTTTCTCCTGCTAGCCCAGTTTCTTTTATTTCAAAACCTAAATAAGCTGCACTAGCGTAAAAGAATTTCTTTCGGTAATTTAAATCCATAGTTATCTCCCTTGTAAGATGTTTTCGATTGTGAACCATAGAAGCCTGTATCCATCCTTTACTCCAATTCTTCCAATAAGGGGTTCCTAGTTTATAAGGATTATTGGAAATATGGTTGTCGGCGTTAAACGCAATCTCACCTTCTTGTTTTGCGATTTCCTTATTCATAATCTCTCCCTTGTAAGATATTAAGATTTAATACTTTAAAATTTCTTCAATCTGATTTAAAAGACCTTCTACTTTTTTCATATTATCTAGTCTTTTACGATTAGCATTACGCCCATCTACCCAGGCATAGTCACTTATAAATTTCTTAGCTATTTCTTTAGAATTTCCAAGGGATACTTCAAAGTCCTCCCTAATCTTTTTATTTGCTATCATAACCTCAATTTCATTCTTATTCATAGCCTTAACATATGTCATACTTGAACCCAGCTTTTTCTCCTTTAGAAAACGCCCATTACTTTTCCTGTACGAACATCCATTTATAATAATTAAAGTTTTAGTAACCCTCTCCACTTTGATAATTTTAAAACTATCATTTAAACGAGTACAAACTACTATCTCATCCCCAGCTACAACATCTTCCAGCCTTTTTACCTTTTCAATTGTTACCTCAGCCATTCTTTCTCCTTTGTTAAGTTAATGTTTCCCTTAGCCAACATATACAATATATACAACATATAGTCGGATGTCAAACATAAAATTAAAATAAATGAAAAAAATTTAATCCAAAATAAGAAAAAGAAAGGAATACCCCACTAACATTAATTAGAACCCTATAGCAGGACTTAACCCCTAATAGCCCATATACCCCTATATGGCCCCTATAACATATACTTATACCAAACAATGAGTAAAGGGAAGAGTGAAAATGGGGCGATTAAAATGCTAGGGCATTTTGCCGTGGGGGCGATAGGGTGGAGCAGGGTGAATTTTGGGAATAAACGAGGAGCAAAATATGGCTAGAAAAACCAGAAGAACCAGAAGAAGAAAACCGACCAATGGAAACGGAGAAGATAAAAGAAGCTATGTAAAATTAACACCGCGCCTCTTACTAAAAGCCATCCCAGGAACAGGTGGGGTAATGGGGCGCATAGCTAAGAACGCTGGGTGCGGCTATAACACGGCCGTTAAAGCCTTTGAGAGTAATGAGGCTAAATGGGATGAGTGCAGAGCCGAATTCGCCGTAGAGAAGCAGTCTATAGGCGATGCGGCCGAACATACCATGCAGTATCTAGTAAATCAAAGAATAGATTTTGCCACAGCTAGAAAAGCTGCGGAATTTATCCTCTCTAGGAAGTTTAAAGATAGGGGTTACGGAGATGTATCCACCCTTAAAATAGAGTCAGATAATCCTTTAATCCAGATGAACCAAAACAATGTTAATATAGCCGATTTGCCCCTTCCCCTGAAAATAAAGGTAGCTATCTTAGAGGCTATTGAAAAATACCAAAAAGAAAATCTAAAACTTATAGAGAGTAAAGCGTAATGCCTAGATCAAAAACAATCGCAGATAGGTGTAAGGAAGCCAGGGAACTGAAAACGAGTATCATAGTTAAAGATCAATATATAGGAAAACTTGAAAATGAAGTTGAGGTTTTAGAAGATAAAATAAAGGAACTTACTACTACGTGCGATAAGAAAAATGCTGAATGCCAAACTCTCAAAAATCAAACAGAAGTAAATGAGAAAGAGATAGAAAGCATGTGCAAATCTATTGATGGATTATGTGATGGGCTCAAGGGCGGTAAGGATTTCATAAAAGGTTTAACGGAAGTAGACAAGGCAAATGAAAAAGGATACTGTAACCGATGGTATCCAGGAGGTTAACATGCCAGTAATACGATATGCTTATAGTAAAGAAAATGTTCTTAGTGGATGGACAGAATGTTCACTAGAGGAAGCTAAGGATAAATTGTGGGAAGGCTTTGTTGTTAAACGGTATTGGCTCGAAAATAGTATTGAAAGGGGTGTTTGTATTTCCCAGGCACAGGAGGTAAGGTAATGGGTGAAAGATTAATAAGACAAAATCATAGTTTGGAATACCAGAATAATCCTACATTTGAGACAATCTATAAAGCTATTAGAGAAGAAGATTTAATGAAAAGATTAGATACGTGTATAAGTATAATTGGAAATCTTTGTAGTGAACATAGAAATCCTTGCATGTCTATTCCCTGCCAGCCTTATGATGAAGATATGTTTATATGTGAAACTATTAAAGAGGCTATGGAGAAATTAAAGGAACAAAATGCCAGATAACAAAACCATATTAGACGAGATAGCAGAACACCAAAACTTTAAAATTGATTCAAGTGATTATGTTCAGGGTATTGCTAGAGGAGTGGATACAGTTAAACACTGGATAGAAGATTATCCTTGTGTCTGGGAAAAACGGGAAATAGATTCATGTAGTTATATTACTAAATGCGGGAAGAATTTTTATGTAGATGGTGGGGAGTTAACGGACGAACTTAGATTTTGTCTTTTTTGTGGACGAGTAGTAAAGGAGAAAGAAGATGGCTAAAATAATTAGTGTCTCTATCTGGGACCATCGGCAAGGGCAAAGACCCAGGCATTTATTTTTAATGGATAATGGGAAGACCTACATCTATGACCAAAAAGGATACCCAGATGGTTCAGCAGATAATATGGATGAAGTAATATTCGAGATACCAGAATGAAGAAATGGTTTAAATATATTTTCGCTCCCTGGAAGGTTTGGGATTATTATTACGATAAAGAATTGGAAATAGCACTATACCTTATGAACAAGAAAGAAAAGGAAAAAGAAAATGAACCCAATAAAAATTTATAATAGTATCGGGAAATCACAGTGTGTAGGATTTATGCATTTCAGTTTAATTCGAGATGGCGGTTCGGCTAGAATTAGATTTACTAAAGAAGAGGATGGCGGGGCTGAAACTAAACCCCTTTTTTCTTGTTTAGTAGATAGAGGTGAACTTGCTGAAATGTTAATGATGGATTTAGAATGGAAAAGTAAGCAGGTAAAAGAAGAGACCCCAACGAAACAATGCCCGAAGTGTTTAGAGCAAGTAGAAAAACATTTGAACCTAGCTCTTAAATATACAGCACTCGCTGATAAATATATAGAGATTAGAGAGAAAGTCCCTAGTGACTTATTATGAAAAAGAAATACTACAATTTAACTGTAATGAGAGTGGAGGATGATAGATGCCGATACATAAATAATCTAGCATATGATAATATGGGAGCAATACTCAGGGAATTAATTAAAAGAGAATGGTATCTTTTTAATGCCCAGGAATTGACTAAAACTGAATTTGAGTTTTTACATCGACAAGTCCATTTTCTTAAAACAGGAGGAGACCCAAACTAAATGGCTAAAAAAGAATATGAGAGAGGCGTATGTCCTGAATGTGGAAGTAAATTACAAGGCACTCGGGTATTCATCTGTAATAAATGCCCTGCTATAATTATTGAGAGACTAAATACAATAGGAAATTTATTTGGGATGTCCGCTTACTACTGTCCAGCTAAACATTATCCACCTAAACAAAAACCGAAGAGGAAGACTAAATGAAAGATTATGGGAAGGAACTTATTTTAGATTTACATAACTGTGACCCCAAGTTTTTCACTAGAAAATATATTAGGCGTTATTTTGTACAACTCTGCCACCTCATTAATATGGAAAGATGTAAATTAACATGGTGGGACGATTTACATACGCCAGAAGAGGAGAAAGAAACCGAGCCCCATTTAGTAGGAACCTCTGCTGTCCAATTTATTAAGACAAGTAATATTACCATCCACACTTTGGATATTATGAAGCGGGTTTATCTTAATATTTTTTCATGTAAGGAATTCGATCCTGGAATAGTAGTGGGTTTTAGTAAATCATGGTTTAGGGGTAAGGTAATGCAAAGAAAAGTAATAAGGAGAATTTAATGAACGTTGTCTTCATAGTCCCTACAGGTCTCGGTGCAGAAATAGGAGGCCATTCAGGGGACGCCACCCCAGCTGCTAAATTAGTAGCATCCGCTTGTGATAAATTAATTATCCATCCTAATGTAGTAAATGCTTCCGACATAAATGAGATGACAGATAATATGTTGTACGTAGAAGGTTCCATATTGGATAGGTTTCTTGAAGGGTATATAGGACTAGAAGAGAAGCAAGGGAATAAAATTCTTTTAGTAGTAAATGAAATTAAAAACGAAATTGTTAATGCAGCTTCAGCTGCTAGGGCAACTATAGGAGCCGACATTGAAATATTAGAATTAAATACACCCATTCAGATGGAAGCCTTTCTTGAAAATAATAAAGCGGGAGGAAGATTGTTTGGAATAGAAGAAGCTGTATTAGAAATAGGTAATTTTGATTTTGATGTAGTTGTTGTAAACACGCCGATAGTAACAAATGATAGACAGGTTAAAGAATATTTAACTTGTGAAGGAGGGATAAATATTTGGGGAGGAATAGAGGCCCAGCTTTCTAAAGTTATGTCTGAACAATTAAACAAACCTGTTATTCATGCCCCAGTTGAAAACAGTCCAGTCTTTAAAACTTTTAATGAAATTGTAGACCCTAGAAAAGCGGCTGAAATTGTTTCTGTATGTTATCTCCACTGTTGTCTAAAAGGAGCCCACGTTGCGCCTAAAATTTCTATGAGTAATGAGTCTTTGCATAAAGACGATATTGATTTTATGGTTAGTCCCACAGGGATATACGGAAGACCTCATGTTGCTTGTGAAAAAGCTGGTATTCCTATTATTTTCGTAACAGAAAATAGAACAGTGTTCCCTTTAACTCATTTAGAGCCTGTTCCCAATCCAAGAATAAATAGAAATATTCTGGCCAGAAATTATTTAGAGGTTATTGGTATTATAAACGCCAAGAAAGCAGGAGTGAGTTTAGCTTCTGTAAGACGGCCTCTATTAAAAACAAAAATTACAAAACGAAAGGAACAATATGCCGAAACACACAACAAGAAGTAGAGGAGCCAGTCGTTCAAGTTCTGGAAGCCGAACTACAAGAACAAGAACAGCTTCAGAAAGACGTAGAGCAACAACCCGAAGGACTACAAGGAGAAGATAATGGAAGATAAAGATATAGTTCGTATCCACTTTACGGGATGGCGTGATGGAAAATGGATAGGTAGTTCGGCTCAACAGATGCCCCTAAAAGTTTATGAAGATTTTGTTGAGAAACTTTCTGAAGAAGATAAGTTAATCGTTTACAGACTATTATTTTACTACGACCATGGTTTGGGTGAGCATCCTAATAAGCAGGGAGCGGATATAGATGAATTTAAAATCGCAACCGTTCAAAAGGGTGGACCGTTTTTACCTATTCGTATGGATTAAATAAAAAGGGGAAGACAATGAGAGAAACTAGAGAGGGCTATATAACCTCTGTGACCAGTTGTCCCAGATGTGGCCGACTAATCCAGCCTGAAGATATAACATTAGAAGATACTAAATATTTATTATCTAAGGGGCATTGTTGCGGGTGTGAGACTAGGGATAAAATATTAGCTTCCATAGCCGAGACAGAAGCTAAGAATAAAATCTTACAAGATCATATAAGGGAGCTAAACCAGCACTTTATTGACCTCGGGGAACATTTTATTTCGTTTTTCCGTGTAAGAGAAATTGTGGAATGGATAAATAAACTTTTAACTAGGAAAAAATAGACCTGGCTATTTCCAGGAATAAACAATAAAGGAGATAACGATGGATAAACAAACAGCTCAGGCTTGTACCGAAAAACCGAAAACAAAGATGGCTAAATACAAACGCCATGGGGAAGTCTATGCTTCTAAAATTCGATTAATGATTCCGAATTCTAATAATACGGAATGCCGTCTTATTTTTGAAGAGATGGAATATCCCGAAGTAACGGTTAGTTTAGAATTTATGCATAAACATGCACCAGATATTGGTGATTATTATATGCATGATGAATATGGAAATGTAAGAATTATCCATCCCAGATTGTTTGAAGATACCCACACAAAAATTTAAAACTAACAAAGGAGTGATTATGGTAGAAGATTTTAGTCTGTTAGAAATTAAAGACCCAGTGAATGAACGGAGGGTCTCTCGATTATCTAAACACGGATATACTGTACTGAAGAAGGATGTAGAAGCCTACAATGTATTAGTTAAAGAACTAAAAAAGAGTAGAGGGACAGAGGAAGACAAGCTAAGAACACTAGAGGAAGCTTATTCATCCATATGGAGCCAGTTTCGCCATTGTATTAAATTTAATAGAGATACGATGCGTTCACCTTTACCTAAAAAAACAATAAACAAGAAACCTGTAAAGAAAAAGAAAAAAGACGACAAGGGAAGTCTTCTAAATCCAGACTTGGCGGGAGCCATTGGGGAAGATGTTTCGGATGGAAAGACTCACAAGGCTATTGACTAGAACAGGGATAAGCGCTGATACAAGAACGAAGGTCTATCAGAGATACCAGCAAAGGTGTGCCTATTGCGGAAGGAAGCCTCCGCGCCTACAAGTGGACCATAGACATCCTGTCTCTAGGTCTCACACAAACGATGCTCCAGAAGATATTAATCATATAAGTAACTTAATGCCCGCCTGCCCACGATGTAACCGTTACAAGGGGGCTATGCGCCTGGAGGAATTCCGTAAACAAATTGCTAAACAAGTAGAGAGAGCTAGACTACGTTCTTGGAATTTTAAAATGGCCGAGGATTACGGCTTAGTTATTGAGACCCCCGCTAAGGTGGTTTTTTATTTTGAAAAACTTAAAAAGGAGAAAGGATGAAAATTAATTTAATAGCTGCCATGTCAGAGCATCGGGTTATAGGGAAAGATGGGGATATCCCTTGGAAACTTTCGGATGATTTAAAACGCTTTAAAAAAATTACAATGGGACATCCTATTATTATGGGTAGGAAAACATTTGAATCTATAGGAAGAACATTACCAGGAAGAGAGAATATAGTATTAACCAGGCAAAAAGATTATAGGCGAAAAGGGGTTACTGTTTTTAATGACATTAACTCACTGACGGACACCCTCAAATTTCTTGCAATATCGGATGTGTTTGTTATAGGTGGGGAAGAGGTCTATGAGGCGTTTTTACCTACGGCTGATAAATTATATTTAACTGTGGTTACAGGTGAATATGAAGGAGATGCTTTCTTTCCTCCAGTAGAATGGAATGAGTTTAAGGAAATAGATGCAGAGATGGGTGAAGGAGAACCAAAACACGTTTTCCTTATTTTGGAAAGGAAAAGTAATGAAGTTACCCAAAGGATATAAACAAAGTTTCAAATGCCACCTAGCTCCTATCTACTATAGAAGGGTTCATTTAAATGGATGGTATCATGAACACTTTTTGGAACTTACTACATCTATAACATATCCTTCAATGGTAATTTATATGCGTGGGAATTATAGTGATTGCCAGTAAAGTCCACACCTACACCTCCCATGCTAAACTAGAAGCCTCTGTCTGTGTCGATAGTTTCTATGAGTTCCTTAGACGCTTCTGGGATATTATTATTGCAGAGGAGCCCATTTGGAATTGGCACATCGAATATCTATGCGATGAATTACAATTAATATCCGAACAAGTATTCATAAGGGAACCTAAACTTTACGACCTCATTATAAATGTTTCTCCTGGTTCCACAAAATCCACTATAGGCTCTGTTATGTTTCCTGTATGGGTTTGGGTTAGAGAACAAACTATAAGGAGCATCTGCGGTTCTTATTCCTCTCCGCTATCCCTTCATCTAGGTTCTTTATCTTTAACTATTGTGAACAGTGATAAATTTAAAATGCTATTTCCTCATATACGACTTAAGGAAGAGCAAAAAAGTTTAATGACAAACTATGCTGGTGGCCAGAGAATTTCTACATCTGTAGGAGGTTCCATTACAGGTAAGCACGGACACTTTCTTATTACAGACGACCCCTTAGACCCCATGCAAGCTCTGTCCCAGGCAAAACTAGCTACTGCTTTAAATTGGCTAGACCAAACTTTAATGAGTCGTAAAATAGACAAGATAGTTACTCCTCATATTATGATTATGCAGAGGCTAGCACAAAACGACCCTACAGGACATATTACTACTAAAAAAGATGGAAGTAAATTAAAACATATCTGCTTACCTGCTATACTTACAAAAGATGTAAAGCCTAGACGCGTAAGAAAGTTTTACAAGAAGGGATTATTTGACCCCATACGGATGAGTGGGCCTGTTTTAAAAGAAGTAAAAGTTGACTTAGGAGAGTATGCTTACGCAGGACAATTTTTACAAAACCCTATACCCATTGGAGGAGCTTTATTTAAAGTTGAAAGATTAAGAATAGATATTGCGCCTCTTCGATTTGTAAAAATAGTTCGCTATTGGGACAAGGCAGGAACCAGAGCAGGGAGGACAGCCACAGCTTATACAGTGGGAGCCAAATTAGGTAAAGATGTAAGGAACCGTATTTGGATTTTAGATGTTGTAAGGGGCCAATGGGAAGCGGAGGAGAGGGAAGCTGTCATTAGGCAGACAGCTGATATAGATGGAAAAAGCGTCATCATAGGGTTAGAGCAAGAGCCTGGTTCAGGGGGAAAAGAGAGTGCCCAGGCTACAATTAAAAATTTATTAGGGTTTCGTGTTTACAAAGAACGTCCTATCGGTGATAAGACTTTAAGGGCAGACCCATTCGCTGTCCAGGTAAATAATGAAAATGTATTTATGGTAAGAGGAGAATGGAACTTGCCATTCATAGAGGAGTTAAGACATTTTCCACACTCAACAACTAAGGACCAAGTGGATGCGGCTTCTGCTGCTTTTAATAACTTGGCCAAAAAAACAATTAAGATTGGAGCAATGGGACGATGACAGATACAAAAACAGAACCAGCAGAGATTGTATTAAATCTTGATGAGGGTTTGTCTGATAGGGCATTCCTTACAGCGAATGCTTCTATTTTCCGAAGGGACTTTTTAGAAAATGCTTTAGACCCTAGACGAGACATAGATATAGAAGCAGGTTATCCAAAAACAATAACATCCACACAATATAAAATACTTTATGACCGAGAAGGTGTAGCCCGTAGAGTAGTAACAATATTTCCAGAGGAGTCATGGAAGGTCGACCCAATTATTAAAGAGGATGAAGAAAAAGATGATACAGATTTTGAAGCAGCTTGGAAAACATTCCAAAAGAACAAACGAGTTTATCATTTCCTAAGTCGAATAGATGCTTTATCAGGCATAGGACAATACGGTATTTTATTTTTAGGATTTAATGACAACAAACCCCCTATTCAACCATTAGAACCCGCAGAGGCAAGTGAAGGTGGAAGCACACC